AAATTGATTGTTGATTCTGCCATCGCTTCTGGTGCGATTGCCACTCCTATTTGGCTGATTTACCTTAACGAATATGCTCAAGCGTTCATGTTGATAGGTGGTGTTATCCTCGTAACTATCCGCATTATCCTTGCTTTCAGAGAGTTAACGGGCAAATGAATGGACCCGTTAACCATACTTGCAAGTATTAAAGCCGCTCATACGACGATCAAGACTGCCATACAGGTCGGCAAAGAACTTCATCATATAGCTAAAGACCTGAGCGACCTGATGAACGGTGTCGCCAAACTGACTCAAGAGTCTGTTCAGCCTACAGGGTGGAGAACAAAGGGATCAGCAGAAGCCAGAGCCATTGAAGCCTATACTGCCAAGATGGAAGCGCAATCCATGCAGGCCGATGTTCGTAACGCTATTGTCGGACAATACGGACTCAAGGCATGGGACCAAATCCAGCGCGATGTTATCCAAATACGCAAAGAGATGAAGCGTCAGGCCGCTATTGATTACGCCAACAGGATGCGGATGATTGAGGTAGGGTTGACTATTGGGATTATTTTCATATTAGTGTCAATAGTAATATGGATATTTTATTTTGCTTTAACCTATAGGCATCAAGGATGGTGACACATGGACTTAGCAAAGATCGGTGGCCTTTTGGCCCAAGTCGCTCCGACAATAGCGACAGCCATTGGTGGTCCCCTCGCAGGAATGGCAGTAAAGACGCTCTCCTCTGCTCTGCTTGGGCATCAAGACGGGACGGGAACCGAAGTGGAAGCGGCCCTGCTCAATGCAACGCCGGATCAGTTAGCCAAGATCAAGGAACTGGATGCCAGTTTCAAACTCAAGATGAAAGAACTTGAGATTGACCTTGAGAAAATCTCTGCTCTTGACCGTGACTCAGCCCGGAAGATGCAGATCGAGACCAAGGATTGGCTCCCACGCGCTCTGGCTGTCCTTGTTACCGTAGGATTTTTTGGCATCCTTGTCTGGCTGCTCGTCCGTGGTGCGCCCCCGTCTGGATCAGAGACCCTAATATACATGCTCGGCTCATTAGGAACGGCGTGGACAGGCATCATTCAGTTTTATTACGGATCATCCGCAGGATCAAAACAAAAGACTGACGCGCTTTCTATGAAGGAAGGATCACAAGATGCAGTTCGTAGGTGATGCAGAGAAGTTAACGGCTGACGAGATCGAGCAGATTGCTCAGGATTTCTGTATTGAGCCAGCGGCACTACGAGCAGTCATCCGTGTCGAGTCATCCGGTAGCGGGTTCGATGCAATGGGTCGTCCCAAGATTCTGTTCGAGCGTCATTTCTTTTACCGTCATCTGATTGATACGCCGAACCTGCTTGCTCAGGCCGAGCAACTTGGCATTGCCTATCGTCGGTGGGGCGAGAAGCCATATCCAAAGTCATCGTCAGGCGTGTATCAGGAGCTTGAGACAGCCATAAATATTGACGAGGAAGCCGCACTGCTCTCTACATCTTGGGGCATGGGGCAGATCATGGGCGAGAACTTCCGCCTTGTTGACTGCAAGAGCGTCTATGAAATGGTTGACGAGGCCAAGGTCAGCGAGCGTAATCAGATCATTCAAATGTGCCACTACATCCACAACACTGGATTGATGGACGAGTTACAGAACCATGACTGGGCTGGATTTGCTCGTCACTATAATGGCCCTCAATACACCAAGAACAATTATGATACGAAACTTGCTGACGCATACAAGGAATACGCATAATGGCACAGGCCCGATGCCCTGATGAACTTCTTAAAGAAACAGTTCAAGCATGGGTAAACTGCAATAGAAATGTAGCTGCATCTGCTAGGGCCACAACAACGCCAGAAACGACATTTAAACACCGCCTTCATCGTGCGCTCAGTCTTAAAACAGAGGCTCAATGGGGAGTCAAAGAGCCACTCCCTGAGTGGTCATATCCTAAAGCGTTACATGAAACAGGTGGTAATCTTAAAGTCCTAGTCGGTGGTGACGCTCACCTTTGGAGCAAAGACCTGCCAGTCATGTGCCAGATGTTTATCAATGTGGCAAAGAAGGTCAAGCCTGATATTATTGTATTGAATGGCGACATTATTGACGGTGCCAGAGTATCAAGTCACAAGCGGTATCTCGGAGTATCTCACCCCTCTGTTGCAGAGGAAATAGATGCAGCCAAATTTTTCATCAGCAAATTGCCAATGTCGAGCAAAATATACTGGACGATTGGCAACCATGACCAGCGCGTTGATTTCTATCTGGCTAATGCTGCACCTGAGTTGGAAGATTATGCTGGACGATTATCTGACAGGTTTCCTCAAGCGGAATTTTGTTATGCTCTATTTGTGAATGCAGTAGAAATTCGCCATAGGTTCCGTGGAGGCATTCATGCTGGTTGGAATAATGCGCTTCATTCGGGAACATCGACCGTGACCAATCATACTCATCAGTTACAAGTGACCGCAGTTCGGAACAGAAATGGCACTCACTGGGGTATAGAAACGGGAATGCTTGGCGATCCTGAGTCTCCAGCCTTTGAGTATACAGAGGGAACCCAATCGAGAGCGCATCAAGGGTTTGCTCTATTGAGTTTCGATGAAGAAGGTTTCCTTCTGCCACCGGAATTTTGTGAAATGCTTCGCGGTCGGCCTGTTTTCCGCACTCAATATCTGAAATAACATCGTAGCAGACCAGCGCCAACCATTTAATGACAAGGCCACATAGGAAGCCGCTGATCCAGTGTGATAACTCTATGGACATCACAGTAACCACAGAGCAAATGCTGTTACCAAGATTGCATAGGTAGCAGCGATTTGAACCATAGAAATTAAATCTTCTCTATACATTTCATTCATCCTTAAACATGCTTGCGAACAGAACATAGGCAATGCAGTCATCCCAAGAATCCTGCTTTGTCTTATCGTTTGCTATCCGGGCCAATTTGATTGATGCCATGATAACAGCGATTTCATAATTGCTAATATCTTTTTCCAAGATAGTCGATGCTATAGTTTTAACACGGTTAAAATTCTCTTTAAGGTCTCCGTATTCCTGACCACGCTGACCAATGATAGAACTGATACGATTGAAATGGATATTTATATCAACCATTTTTTTTCTCGTTAAGTTTGCGTTCAATTCGATTGATGATACATCCGACATTTGTTTCATGACATCCCATGATCTTTGCTATTCTGTATTTTGATTTGCCGGAAATATACATATTCCACATTTTCTCTCGCTGTTCCAATCGCTCTTTCAGAGTTTTAGTTTTCGGTGCTGCCATTTTTAATACTCTATTTTACCAAACACATTGAGTTTGACTTTTGCTTCCCTGAACATCTCAGCCGTTGCTGCGAAGGATGATCCCCATCGCTCAGGCAGGACTGGCATGTATGCTATAACATGAACAATACCTGATTGCACAATAGCTGCCGCACAGTTAGAGCATGGTATCAATGGAGATACATAGATCGTGTATCCGTCCACTGGCTCATTGGCTGACAGGATGGCATTCATCTCTGCATGTAATGTGAATTGATACTTCTCCTCTCTATTGTTCAGCCTATCCTCTGTATCATTGACACCGCGAGGAAAGCCATTGAAGCCAACAGCCGATATAGTTCTGTTTGGCCTGACAATAACAGCACCAACTTTTGTTGATGGGTCTTTCGACCAGTCACCTATTTGCAATGCAAGGTGCAGAAACCTAGCATCCCATTTATCCATAAAGGCTGCTTCACCTATCATCACTCACCCCCTGTTCGACAAAATGCCACATCATTCGCTTTCCTCTATTTTTTCCAATGCAGCAATAGCAATGCCTTTCATGGAACGTGACACCGAACAGCAATGCCAGCTTTCTTTGTCAGCAATTTCCTTTAACGCGTTTAATGCCTTTTCAACCTGCTGGCGCAGGCGTTCAATCTCGTCACGGCAGTCAATAACAAGATTACTAACAGATTGGTGATCCATCAATTCTGGGTTAAATAACCCACCGTTTGATAAATATTCATAACATCTTTCAACAACATCCATCACTCACCCCCTGTTGCTTTGGCAATGACAGATTTGTTTTGCATTTGCTCCAAAGCGAACAAACTTACCATTCGGGCGATTGCTTGTTGCCGCATATCCTCATCAAAAGTAATCAGGTCGTCAATTTTAACCCTCAGTGCATCAGCGACACGAGATGCTGTCCATATTGACGGGTGACTAATCTTGCCGTTAAGCAAATCTGACCATTGCCCTTTGCTCATCCTAGCTCTTGTTGCGCATTTTGTACGGTTATACCCAAGCGACTTAGCTACATCCTGATAGACTGTCATGTTGTGACAAAAAATTGGCAATAATTTTGTCATCACTCACCTCAATGTTTAACGCTGGAAGATGGCTGTTCTGATTCCAATATTCTGTGATTATAAATCTCACCGATGATTTCTTTCAGTCTGTCTGCTGGCATCTTGGTATCAATAGCAACGGCAGTAATATAATTAAGGCAAAGATTAAATACAAAGAAACCAGCTTTGCCTTTATACTTTTCATCATTCTCAACAAGTTCGTATATCTCATGGCAAGCTACATCAAGCATGGCGTATGCCGTTCCCATTGTCTCGCATCCTACAATTCTCTGAGTCATTTTGCTTCTCCGTTAATAATAATAAAGTGTTGGGCTGCACGCTTTAGGCCCAACTGTCTGGAATTTCGACCATTCCTAACCATTATTAGGAGGTATCCAGATCACTACTTATAGCTTCATCTCTGCCCGCTTAGTGGCTTCGATTGATTGCTGTTCATTAAATCTCATGCGTATATATTCAAGCCTGACCTTAAACAAATTTGCCTTGGTTCTTTTCTTAACCATGTCGTTTACATATTCAATCCATTTATCAGACGACCTGACTATGGACTCTCTCCTGTTCATTGGCATTTCGCCTTGGACATTCAAGTGAATAATCATTTGATTAAGTGTGCTTGATTTCAGTTCTTCAGCGAGTGAGGCTTCAGCGTCAGCATCCACCCACTCTTTCGCTGCAACACGGAACTGCTCGCTCCACTCGTCAGTCATGGATAGCCCTTTCATCCATCATGGCATCAGCAATAACATACGCTGTTTCAGCCAGACGGCTCGGAGCTACTGGATTTTCATTCGGGTTGGATAGAATCCCCGTCAGTGCTGCCATCGCAAACTGATCCCGAATACGGGTCCGCAAAGCCAATCGGTTTTGCAACTGGTTGTTTTCTATTTCTAAATCTTGAATGCGTTTCTTCGTCAAGTTCCCCGCTGCGAAGCCTTTTCCTGACTTCACGCTTGATGATACGGGCCGCATTAGTTTCGTGACATTCGAAGTATTTGGCAATGTCTCTGTAGGTATGTCCGTCATAATACATCTCCATCATTTTCAAACGCTGATTAAGACGAGCCTCTCTCGTCATCTGGATAAACTGACCTCTTGGCTTATTCATACTCGCACCGTTAAACCTATACCGCCATTAGATAGCAACGCACCGCTGACTTCCTCTTTGCTTTCAAGAGCAGCTTTGATTGCCGTCTTGTCCGGCTCCTTCTTAATTCGCATATACTTGTCAGGGATCGCACTCTCATCGAGGATCAACACGCTGGCTGGCTTGGCCCTGAGTGACACAGTTCCCAGCGGAAGTTCCATCTTCTTGATATTAGCTGTCTCAAGAATATGTTGAATAAGCGCACGATTAAACTCGACGCGCTTTTCAAACCGCTTCTTTCTTTCCTGCATCTTCCTGATGGTCTCGGCAACGCTGTCTGCCAGTTCGCCATCGTCGGCAATGTTAGACAAGAGCCTGTTAATCACCTTATCTATATCTGTTTCGCCTTCCAGCGTATCCATCCATAGCGTTTCATCTTCGAGCAACTCTGGAAACGACAAAAGCAATTCATTGATCTTTGACTCAAGCATAGCCACATGGAAATTACTCATTGTGCTGCCCCTTTCAATTCGTCACGGCGCTTTGCATAAGCTGCATTAAACTGCGCCTTGGTTGATACCGACCATGATACAGCTTCGTCACGCAACAAGTTCTTCAAGCTGGCAAGAGCATCGAGCGTGTCGCAATGATTAACCATCTTGCTCAGTTCATTGAAGTCGCGTGCCTCGTGCACGACATTCTGATCCAAGTCGGGATCGTCACCAGTCTCAAGGCCAAGGCATTTAAGCAGTGCATATTTGACCGCATACGACATGGCCTTGCCCGGCCCTTTGTCCTGCGCGTCGATGCCATAGCCAAATGATTCGACATTGATGAAGTCGGCAGGATCGTCAATGTTAACAAAGCGAACAATCATTTTGCACTCAGTGCGGTTCCCGTTCTGCGATGGCGACACCATATAAGGATAGTAATGCACGCCAGCTTCCAGTAGGATAGGGCGAACCTTAGCCGTAACAGCATCATGGCTGACAATGCTGTAGTTCATTCCAGACCGTTTCTCTTTCTGAATGTAGTCAACCTTCTTCATTGCTTCGGCAATGCGCTGGTGGATGTTAAGAATTTTCTCCGCCATTTTCTTTCTCCCATTTTTGTAATTCGATTTCGTGATAGACCAGTTCGACGCTGGCCCGTGTTGCTTCCAACTTCAGAATTTCAAATCGCTCTGCTGTTGGCTCGTCGGTGTAATTCATGGCTGCGTTGACTAATTCACGCAGCGTTGATTCAAGTTCTAGGTGAGTCATCTCCCGCCTCTTTAGTGGTTCGAGGATCATCGTATCTCCATTAGATAAGATGATCTAGTCTTTCATGTTTGAAAACGGTTGTCAAATGATTTATTTTCACTTATGAGATAAAATAAGATGGAGGACAACATGCAACTCAACAAAATTTTTAAGCAACTTGGCGGCATCAAATCTGTCGCTCAACAAATTGGATGCCCGATCTCTGTGATTTATCTTGCGAGCAACCGCAACCGTTTGCCCGTTCGTTACTGGGAAAAGTTTTTAGACCTGTGCGAGCAAATGAAAGTAAACATTAATTTGCGCGATCTAATTAAACTGTATAATCATAAGCTGCCTACATAATGTATATACAATTTGTGCTCAGTGACTATCCGCCATCGACAAATGCCATCTGGCGATCAGTGCGCGGCAGAGTTATCCAGTCAAATGATTACAGAAAATGGCTTGACAACCAGACCTTATTGATTAACCTGCAAAAAGGTCAAGTCACGGGACGCTATCAATTAAACATAACGGCGCAGCGCAAAGACAATCGCCGCAGGGATATTGATAATCTTATTAAACCGTTGCATGACCTGCTCGTCAGGGCTGGTAAGGTGGAAGATGATTCCCTATGCCAGCGGGTGACAGCACAATGGGATGATAGTAAAGGTCAACAAATTAAATTGGAGCTAAGGTCATGGGAGACTTGA